GTCAGCGCGTTCCTTGGCTCGTTCCGCGTCGTCTTTGGCTTGCTGGCGTTCCATAGAAACTTGGGCCTGTAGCTGAGCGTAGTCATCGACTTTTCCTTGCCAGAGTTTGTAGAAGAGGGCGTTGCTGAGAGACAGCGCGACGATCATCGCTGCCGTAATCCCCGTTGGAGATAGGAGGAAGGACGGGAGGATGAAGCCGCGCTGGTTCATGCGAGTGCTCCCGCATTCAGAATCAGATCATCGATGCTAATCATTGTCTTCATCTCCCAATCTGCGCCCGTACTCGTTATGCACGGACTCGAAGTGGTGACAAGCTTCGCCACGCTCAACGGATTGGAAGAAGTTTTCCAGATGATTTGCGAAGTGATGCTTACACCTGTCTCGTAGCTGGCAGTGATACCCCAGGCACCGCTTATCAAGTAGCTGTGTCATTCTTCTTCCCACTCATCAGTTTGGTCGTGACATATCCGCTGCCTGCCAAGCCCCCAAGTACCGTCCCGAAAGTAGTTAGCGGGGTGATTAACTCGGGCTTGAGGAAAGCAAGTGGGGTTAGCACTAAGGTGCAGGTAGAGAGCGTTGAGCCTGCCATTAACGCGATAACGCGACTGCTCGACACCTTCCCGTTGGGGTTCTGTACAGCTTCGTGTAACCATGTCATGCTTCCCCCTTGAACATCTCCATTTCCTTATTCCTGCGATTCAGCAGTCCTTGAACAGTCTTGCCGTTATCTTTGCACCACCTGGGGAATTGAAGCGCAGCCCCTGTCCTGTCACCCATGTTGAGAAGTCTCAAGAGAGTGGATTGATTAAACGCTCCCGCCCCTATGTTGAAAACAAGCGAGACTAAAGCGTCGAATTCATTCTGACTAATATCTACGTCGACGTACATATTCACTGCGTCCTCGGCTTCGGCCAAGTCCCAGACCAGCATGGACTCAGCTTCCTCTGCGGTTATCTCGTCGCCCATGTGGACGCCCGCTGTGCTTCCGTAGCCGATTGTTGGCACTCCTCCGCCATCGTCATAGGCTTTCAGTCTTAGCCCTTCAAACGACTTGATGAAATCTATTCCTGCTTGAGATATCTTCATATGTGATCTCCGTCAGGGTCGAATGGGTCCAAAATTGGCTCAAAGAAATGCACCACTGCCAGCCTCCACCCAGATGAATCCTTATGGTGTCTCTTGAGTCTCGCCGTTACCGTCATCTCTTTGGGAGGCTCCAGCAGCAGCAGGGTCATCACGAACACATTGACAATGAAGTCCAGCAACAGACCAATCACCAAAACAGGCAGCCCAAGGGCGAGAGCAAACTTCGTCAGCTTGCCTTCATCCCTGACTCGCTTGATCCCCATCACTGCCACGTAGAAAATCCACAGCAGATAGATGGAGAGGACTGAACCAAGGATGTAGTAGAGAGCAATCATAGCAACTCCCTCAATGCTTTGACTTCCTCATCGAATGCCTTCAACTTGGTGTAGCCGATATTGAGAGCAAGCTGTTCAGGAGTGTATGCCGCTTCGGTAAAGGACAGCATGAACTCCCGTGTGACTCTAGGCATCATCTGTTGAGTCTCAAGCTGTGCAATCTCTGACTTGATATCACGGATGATGGGGTCTGCTTTTGCCGGCGTGTTGCCTTCGGAGAGCCATGCGAGGTATTCGGGGTTGTTTTCAGGATTAACGTATGCGCCAGTGGTAATGTTCAGAGGCCATCCGGTAGTTAGTTTGTAACTCATAATTCAGCCTCCGCAGTCCAAGAATCAGAAAAGTAACCTGGGCCAGTTGCGTTAGAAGTTCTACTTAATCTAAACCCATACGCACTGGCTGAAGCTGCTGTGCTGGCTGTTGCCGGGAATGAAAGAGCAGTTGCATTAGTTGGTGTGATAGTTGTGGGCGTAATCCTTTTTGCCGTTTGAAACTTTGCTGTTACGTAGTAGACGTTTGCAGTCGTGACGTTCCCAGAGAAAATGGTTTCATTCCCGCTAATCTCATAAAAACGCTGGCATAACTGTGTCTCAGTGCCAATTGGACGTAACTCAAACGGAGTTACAACACTGCCCAACTCTACCTGAACATCTCCGATCAGCACGTTCTTTGTTGTAACAGATATTGCGTCTGTGTAGATGTTTATCTGAAGTCCATTTCCAGCGTTAGCACCTGCATTAAACGTGAATGTGATGTCTGTTGCAGATCCTGAGGCAACAGGGATGGCAGACGATGTGTCAATAGTGGTTATTCCACCACCAAAGTCATCCACCGCATTGGCGTAATAGGCTTTTATGTAAAAGTTAACTGAGGAACCTCTGTCGTGATATACCTTTGCTGATACAGTCACATTTTGACTACGCAAGTTGTGGCACAGGTAGGACTCAATACGCTGCCAAATCGTAGGTGCGCCGGTAGTCCATGTTCCAGAGATTGTTCCTACATACCCTGACTTCCATCCGGCATTTGTAGGATTATTGAACGTAGCCGTGATGCCAGTGCCACCAGTCAATACTCCAAGCCAGCGATCCGGCCCATAGGCGGCAGTAGCAGTACAGGCAATCGACCCGCGCTGATTGACATTGAATCCACCGTTAATGATCTTGTTCTTGAACCCGCCTGTCGTAGCTAATGCCCCAATCGCTTGCGCTACACGAAGCGGAGACATTGAGCGCAATGCAGCTTCCGTACCAGCCTCCATCTCACCTTGAGATGCCGAAACAGTAGGGATATCGGCGTCGTAGGCTTGGACATCCACACCCACTTCTACATCAATCGCCTGCTGAGCAGCAGCAACCGTGGCAGCAGTGAATAGTGCTTTACCTGCTGTAGTTCCACCAAGGGTAGTAAGCTGATCACCGGCTGTTGCGTCATCCAGCAAGGCCAGTCCTGCTGCCGTAGGATTGACTGCGGCGTATTCATCGAGGTTTGCAGAGTATGCCTGGACAACAACACCGATATCAGTTGCATCATGCTTTGAGGCTACAGCTACTACTACTGCATCGAAGTCTGCCCCAATCTCGCTACCCTTTACCAGCTTTGCAGGATTCCCAGTCAATAAGGAGTCTTTTGCTGCGTAGTCAGTAATTTTTACGAAGTCCGTCATATATTGCTCCTATTGCAGTCGTCCAGCTTTGGTGTAAAGGTCGATGCGCTGGATTGATATTTGCTCACCACTCACTTCAGCCTCTAACCCGAATTGTAATACCTTACCGGCACTTGATCCATTTACCGGAATCGTCCTGACTCTCACATCTCCACCGGAATATTCATCCAATCCGTATTCTGCCGTTCCGTATTCTGAAGGATCAGATATTCCGGGAAGTACAGTGGTTTGCGAAAAGTAGGTTTGAATGTAATCATAAGCCCACTTGAACACGATTGTCTGGTTTGAAATCCCGATCAACGTAAGAATGGCCTTCTTCAGAATTGAGGTTTGAATCGGAGCCTCAAAGTCTATCCATGTCGTGAAGTAGGAGAACCTGTAAGGAAGAGTATCGTCAAGGTATCCATTATGCTTCCCGATATACCCATTTTGCCCCATGTAGAAAACGCCTGTCTTGGAGTCGCAGTAACACTTCGGGTTGATTTGGCTCCATGTCGTTACTCTTGAAGACCCGTCCTGAAGTGGCGCTCTTGTATCGAAACAATAAGTCACCGCAGAAGCAGGGAAGGTAATGACGTAGAACGTATTGCCTGAAGAATAACCTGACTTTATGTTTCCAGATTCCGCAGAGATCAGATCAATAATGTCCTGATTGACGTTTTTACTCACCGTACGGAGAGGCGCGGACTTCTCTTGAATAGTCCTCATCAATGACCGAACACCATCATTGGCTAGGAAGATAATATCCTCCCCAGTATTCTGGACTGAATCCCTTGCTACACATCCTATCCCAACAATACTGTCAGAAAGAACCATCTTTGAAGGATCGTCTGCGCCAGAGTATATTAGGATTTGCTTCTTTCCGAAGATCAGGAGGAAGTTGTTATGAGCAGCTAGAGCGACGATCTCATCACCACCGAGCGGCCATATCTCGGCTATGTTCATCGACCCAGACGTACCACCCGTCCATATATGAGTAGTCAATAGGTCAGACCATACGACAGCTTGCTTATCCGTAGCGGTAGAACACGCCCATACCCGTCCATAAGCCGAAATAGCCTCATTGCATTGATAAGCCGTCCCCGCGTATCCTACTTTCTCGCTGATCCTTCTGAATTCGGTCGTTGAAACAGCCGGATCGTAAATGAGGGGATCGTGACCCGTCTGCCATAACATTGCGATGTTATTCAGTTGGCAGAACTTCCAGTTATTCGCTGAGATTGTCGGAGCTACGCCGCCACCTCCATACGTCAAGGTGGTTAATGTATTGCCTACCCACTTGAAGATAAACCCTCCACCTGTAGCAAGCATGGTGGAAGTTCCATCATTACCGATCAACTCACCTATACAGGTAATCGGACTCGATCCAAGATCAGCATTGGCGTTGTGAGACTTCTGCCATCCCTTCCGAGAGGCTACTCGACCCGCCTTGTCGATGACGCAATTGTTCGCCTCTAAAGCATACTGTGAGGATAAATCTACCGGAGAGTCAGAAGTATTAAGCCCGAAGAATCCAGGCGCAGTGATGGAGAATGGAGTAATGTTTTCAGGCATTACGTTGCTCCAAAAGTATCCCACTCAGGGAACCTTGTCTGCTCCATTGCAATGTAGTCAGAAAGTACCCCTTTATACAATTGATACGCTTCAGAACTCGCCAATCCGCCATCCTCGCCACGCTCTACCAATGCTCTAGCATACGCTCCTGCAATGACAGGCTCAGAAGGAACCAATAGGACATCTGCATCTGCACTCAGATCAACTTGAGGGACATTCATGTTGAACTTCAGTGCGTAGACTCCATCAGGGGTAGGATTGATCTCTACCTTTGAATCCGTGCCATCCCACCCATTCCATGCAAACTCCATCGGGGAACCTGTAGAGACTATGGATAACTGCTGAGCATCAATGATTGACTGAATCGGAACATTGCGGAGGGATGATTTGTTGGTTGTGTCATTTACTCTGACATCCTTCATCCTGCGCCCTGATCCCGTAACCGTGTAAGTCGTAGTCCCACCCACAGTATTCACGGTAATCGTCTGAGCCAAGCAATCCCAGTTCCACGCATCTTCTACTTGTCTTTTTGCGTCATTGACAAACTTTGCTATCAATGAAGAATAGTTGGAAGAAGAAATAGAAGCTACTGCATTCTCACGAAGACGGGCGAGAACTTCATTCACCAAGGTCAAATATGTCACTGCTGCTCTCCTGAAAGTAACCCGCCACCGATCCACGCAGGAGGCATTACCTTTCCTAATGTTTTCTGGCTTACCGGACTTCTTGCAGCAGTTCTACGGGCTGCATCTTGGATCATAACTTTACGCAATTCATTAGGATTTGCCAATGTTCTTGCGGCAGCTTGGGTAATCTCATCAACTGTAGCTTTTGCGTTTGCCCTGAAGAATCTGTTTGCAATGGCAACCCAAACGTTAAGCAGGTTAGGAAGCTGGAATGCTTTTTCGTCACCTAATGTTGCTCTAGCCATTGATTCAAGCTTCCCTACTTCTTCTATGATCTGTGCTTCATTCCTGAGTCCGGAAATCTTGCTCATCTGCCCAAGATTGAATATGTCAGAGAGTTGATTCTTTGCGCGTCCGGTTGTTTGCCTGATTAGATTCTCTTGAGCAGGAACATTATCGGTTGCTTTCAGGAAGGATTGCGGTGATGTCGCCATCTTGCCTTTAAGCGCAGCACCTACTTCCATTTGACGTACAGGGGCTGACTGTGCAGCAAAGATGCGGTTAGCTTGCGCCCATTCAGGGGATGCATTTGATAGCCATGACCCCAAGTCTGTCTTTGCCGCCATTAACTCATATGCCCGAGACTCATCAACAGAAACTCCGGTCTTCATCAACCGAGTGATTTCTTTATCCATCAGTCTGTATTGATTTTGAAGAGTCTTGATTGGAT